GACGTTGAAGATATTGTTGCTGCCTCCGTCCTGGACTGCATCCGGCACAATGGCGCTTGCATCAGATCCGTTGAGATTTGAAGCGCTGGCGTCGGTGTAGAGAGATGCGATGAACTGATCTCTTGTGTCTCCAAGTGCATAGCCTGCCTCATCTCTGGCATCGGCCTCAAAGTTTCCGGCGGCCTGGGCAATGTCCAGATCCTCTACAGCAAACGCAAAGCTCTTCTGCTGAGTGATTCTCAGCTCGGTATCTGCATCCGAGAGCTGCTGAGGTGCGGCCATGTCGGTACCCTTGGTGTAGTCGCTGATCGTTACGGAGCCAAGTCCTGTGATATGCAGGACATCGCCCTTCTGGCCTATGATGCCCTGGTAATCCCTGTTGATTACTCCAGGCTGGCCATAGACCAGATCTTTCCGAGCCTGGAGCAGCAAGTTAGCTGCCCACAGCTCAGGAATAAAATTGGAAATCATAGACTATCCTCACGAATTGTAATCTATCCGTCCCTCCCTCTGGGCCAGGTTGATGTCCTTGAGGGTCTCAGGGTCAGTCTTTGTCGGATCTTTTAAGAGGGCCTGGATCTCCGACTTTTTCCAGGTCTTTTTTGCTGGCTCGGTTTGGTTCGGGGGGTTGCTCCCTGCCCCGGTCTTTTCGGGTTTGATATTCGCTAGAAGTCCGAGACTTGCCAGCTCCTGGACATCCGCCTCAATCTCTTCTGGTGTAGATCCTACCACCCGCTTAAGGAGGGCATCAATCTTATCCGGATGAGCCCCGGCCCGCATCAATGCCCGGAGCTTAGCGGCTTCCAGCCTGGCGGCGTCTGCCGCTGTCTTGTGCTGGTCGCGTTCTCCGGTGATCCTCTCAAGCTCGGTCTTGCTGGCTTCATCGGCAGCCTTTTTAGCTGCCAAGATCTCCTTCACATCCTTGATTTTGAGTCCAAGATCAGAAAGCCCTAGCTGTTTTTCTAACGCTTCCCGGTCTTCTCTCAGTCTGCCGCTGACTATCTTTTGAAGTTGTTCGTCAGTGTAATATTTCCCCTGGGTCCCAGGTGTGCTATCTCCGCCCTGTTGTTCACCGCCGGGCGCTGGCGCTGGTTCAGTTTCTCCTGCCATAAGAATTAACTCCCGCCATTTCAAGTCTGGCGTAGACTGTGATAAGTATCTTAGAATCGTGCTGCTGTGGCGATATTATGAGTGCATCTCGGATGGAAGAGCCCCGCCGCTCTGGCTTCATCGAGCGTAGGATAGCCCGGCGTCTTGCCAGTGAGGCTCACTATCCGGCCCACCCAAGCCCGGCAGATATCGCAGGTGTTCTTGGCGGTGCCGCCTGTGATTTCCGCCAGGTCCTGGCCATGCTCCAGGAGGCGGTTAGCCGTCCCATTGATCTTGACTTCTCGAGTAGTGGTCCGAGCTACCATTTCGGTGTAGCTCTTCATATTCCACTCGCGCCCGGAGGCGTCCTTGAATCCGGTGATGCCCTTCTCCGCCAGAGCTTCTCTGTAGCGCTTGGCGGTCTGCTTCCAGGTCTGATATCCGGCCACATCGCCCCGGACAGATTCCAGGGCGAGGTTCCTGTAAACGTCGTCTACTCTCCGGCCTATCACCAGATCAACATCCTGGAGCCGGGCGTAGGCATTCTCAGCCAAGACCTGCATAGCCTGTTGATGGATCGCCCCAAAGGCAATCTCTGTCGCGAGGCCCTTATCGACTTCGGCCACGGCGGCCTGGTATGCCGAGGATACCGCCTCTTCACACCACGTCCGCCCGCCTGCCAGTAGATCCTTTCGGATTGCCGCGACATTGTTCTTGAGCGCTGTGAGGTTCTTAAGATCGTTGCCCTTCAACAGCGCCTTATTGTACTCTGTCAGGATCTCCCGCTCTGCATCGGTGTAGAGCTGGATGAGGCGGCGAGCTTGGGCCTCACTGAGCTGCTTGCTGGCCATTGATATCCCCTAATGCGGGCAGTGTCAGCTTAGGGGCCGTGCCGGGCTCCTGGATTGCAGGCCCCCGGATATCTTCCATGGCCTGCTTAATCTGCTCCTCGGACATACCCCGCTCCCTCATAGCGTCCTGCGGGCTCATGGCCTGGGCGGCAATGAGTGTAGCCTGCCGTTGGGCATCCAGCATATCATCCTGCTGGAGACCATCTTTCCATTTGATCTGGAAATCTGTAATTTCGATTGCTCCAGGCATCTCATGATAGACTTCCATCTGGGAGCAAAGCCGGATGGCCTTCTTCAGCCTGGCATCGTACCGGAGCTTGATTCCGCCAGCCTTGCTGAGCGGCCTGCTCATCATGAGCTTGAGGGCGGTGCCTGAAAGGGCCGTGCCTGCCTGGCTGGCGTCAAAGGCCACCTTACAGGTCTCGGAGACCTCATAGAGCCTCTGCATGAGGTGCTCAATGGATGTGTAGCTGGTGACTGGCGGTCCCCGGCCATCTATGATCCCAGGAGGGACCTGGCCCTCGACCACAGCGATATATCGAGATCCACCGATCACTCTATACTCGCCGTCTCTGGGGTCCTGCTCTTCTATTGGCGGACCGTACATGCTCGGATCGGCGAACTTGTCTTCGATCCGGAATATCTGTGCATACCTCATCAAGATTTCATGAAGGATGCTGTTGATGTCGGTATAATCGTCAGTGCCTATGAGCTGATCCGTCTCAGGCTTGTTCTGGATGTCTATGACATCAAAGTCATCCAGGCCGGTAGGCTCGATAGGCAGCAGCCCAGCGAACTCTGGGAATGTGTCTAGGGGCAGCGCCTCAGAGTCAATCTTACCGGATTTGAGACGGTAAATCCGGTGCTCGATGACATAGCTCTCCTCGCCTTCGGCAGGCGGCCTGTGGATCTCTACTTTGAGGTAGCTGATCTCTTTTCGTTTCTCAGCAGGATCGCTGAATGTGTAGGCTATGATATGGGCCCGGACCTGCTTGATGTTGCTGATGCTGACGACAGGATACCAGTATTTTGGGGGGACATTCTCGATGATCCCCCTGCCATCGAACCGGATCTTGAGGACGTTGCTACCGTTCTTGGAGTAATCCACTACCCCATCCTGTATCGTTTCCCAGAGTAGGTTATCTTCGATGATCCTCTTGAGGGCCTCCAATTGGCCATCCTGATCATCCGCCACCTCGGGGATCTCGCCGGCCACCATGTCGGACCATAATCGGGAGAGGAGCCGGTGGAAATTGATGACGATCCGGAGATCTCCGCTCTTATCGGCCCGGAGCTTGCGAACTTCATCTTGCCAGACTTGATTATGCTGCCCTCTGAAGAGCTTGGCATTCCGCTCATAGAGCTGAAGCCGGGCCTGTGTATCTGCGTCCTCGGGCGGCCAGGGCTGCTTGATTTGCAGGATCGCCTCGTAATCAGTGATCAGGATAATCAGCTCTTGGTTTTTCGGTTTGCAGCGTTCGTTTGGAGGTTCTCGGAGATGAACCGAGGGATATCCTGGAAATGGGAGACGCACATCAGGATGTTTTCATGGTGCAGGATTTGGCCGGTCTGCTTTGGGCCTGCCGGCAGCAGCTCCAGGACCTCTCCGGAGATAGATCCCTTGACATAGCCCACGTCATCAGGGCCGAATTGGTGACCGCATAGCACGCACTTCATGGCTCACAGTCCTGCCGGCTTGGCGTGAGCGGTTGACAGGCCATAGAATACTCGCATCGCCCAGTATCGCGTTTCATCACAGGCATGATCATTCTTTTTCACTGGTTTATCCTCGCCTCGTTCCTGAGATTTCACGTCCCAGACGTAGTTTAGCAATTCCTCAATAGTCCGCTTGCATCTGATATAGATCTTGAACAGGCCGGAGGATATTGCCTGCGCTAATACCTGGATGCCATCGAGCACGGCATTGCGGGCCGAGTAGATGACGATCCCCTGAAAGTCTTTTCTGAATTGGTCTATGAGGTGCTTGGCAGATGGGTCAACATCAATCGATTTAGGGCGGATCGCTTTTCCATTCCAGGACAGAAAGGCCTTCATTTCTGCTGATAAGGCTGCATCCGTCTTTGATCCGCTCTTTTGGGGCTCATAATACCACTCTTTGACTTTGTACCAGATCCCCTTTGACCGGCCATAGAGGCCATAGACACAAGGGTTTGATGCCCCATAATCGACTGAGGCCCGCCAGTCCTCAAATTGGTCCGGCAATTGATCTACCACATAACCATCCTGGACATCTGATGAGAAGAAGTCGTACACCGCGCCTTCTGCGATGCACCAAAGGCCCAGGATATAGCGCTTGTAGAAGATTGATCCGGCAGCATAGAGCTGCTTATACCTGGCTTTTGTAGCTTCGGTCAGGCTCGGGTTATCATCCATGAGAAAGTGCATCACGTAGAGGCCCAAGTCTTTGGCCCGGTCGATCCATTTCTCCTTAAACCAGTGATAAGGGCTCTCAGGATTACAATTAAACCAGAGCTTTGCACCATCTACAGAACACCGGCCCACGGCCTGATTCACGAAAGACTCAGGCTGGAGAGCTACCTCATCGAAGTAGGCCCCGGCTGCCGTGATGCCCTGCACCAGGTCCTGGCTAGATTCGTCTTTACCTCCGAATAGGTAGAAATAGTTGACATGGCCGAGGTAACTCACCTCAATCATGTTATCTGCCCGGTGGTCTACAAACTGCATGCCCCGGCCTATTAGCATCCTCTTGAGGGGTGCAGCTACATTTCGCCGGAGGCTGCCGATGGTCTTGCCGGCCAGGATGAAGTTAGTGGCATTGAAATTTGCCATAGCCCAAATGACAAAAGAGAGCGACATGGGGGCAGTCTTGCCGCTCC